AAAAAAAAGACAGCTTTTACACTGTCTCTGATAGTCAGGCGTATGGTCCATGGATCCCGCCTCGACAAAAAAAATTATCCCAGATTTCCTAAACCCTAAATTTCCAATCTAACACATTATAACACATAGAAATTTATATACAAGGACACAAACCGGACATTTTGATTAATTTTTTTTAATAATTCATTATATCCTGGATCACATTATCTGAAAAAATTAATGTCCTCAACCTATTGATAAGCCTGTTTTTGTGCCGTCTTACAGTTCTTTCATCCACATTAAATTTCCCTGCTGCATATTCAAGTGTCATTTCTTCAAAATATTTTAATTCAATAATTTTATAATATTTATCATCCTCGATATTTTTTAGTGCATTTTCCGTCATGTTCACGACATACTCAAGCCGTTTTATCTCATTTTCACAGTTCTCTATCAGATTTTCAATTTTTTCAACTTCTGAGAGATATTTTTTAGTTGCCTGAACATTTACACCTGTTTCCCTTTTGGAAAGCAGTACGGGGTCATTCTGTAATCCTGAGAGCCTCTCACGTTTGACCTCTATGGCCCCCTTTAAATATTTCAGCTCATATAACAATTTTTCTGTCCTCTGAAACGGAGTCAGGTTTTTCTGTATTTTGAATTCCTTGTCCTCCTTCAGAATCTTTGCCACTTCCTCCGCTATCGCTCTTGCTGTTGCCATTAGTATTCCCCCTTTGTCCTTTCGTTCATGTTCTTAAGCCATTTTTCATGATGCGCCTGTAAAAACTCTTCTTCGGTTGCACCTACGTGTTTTACTATCGACATCATGGCTCCGATGATCCTGTTCTCAGATTCAACTTTAATTCTTGTCAAATACACCATTGCCATTTCAATATCTGGAAAATATCTCCTCTGAAATTTCCAGTTTCCATACCCTGTGTTTCTGATTATCTTCTGATTGGTATAGCTGAGATAGAAATGCAATACATCCGAAAGTTCCTCAAGTACTCTTTCCCTATTTATTTCTTTAATGCTGTTCTTCCAGTAGTTCCATTCGCTCTTGAGTTCCTGTGCCAGTTCCCCCAGTTCAGTAAAATATGCTATGTAGATTCTTATTGGATTTCTTTCCCTTACTGTTTCCTTTTCATCGAACTTTTTATCAAGCATTGCCTGTCTTTTCAAAAGTTCTTCAATATCAAATTCTTTCAGTGCTTCCATCTTTTTCCTCCTGTCTATTTCATTTCTTTGATTTTTATTAATATATATCCTGCTGTAACTGATAAAGTGTTTTTAATAATCACCTTGACTAGTTCTAAAAAATTTTTAGCGTTATCAATTTTATAGCTTATGTACATGACATATATAATTAATATTGCGTACATAATAAACTTAGCTGTTCTTTTACCCATTTATTTTTTCCTCCCGATATTTTTCTATTCTCGCCTTCAGACTCTGTAACAGCTCTTCCTGTATGTCGCCTTTACTCTGCAGTGCCTTCATTACATCCTCGTCACGAGTATTACTGCACACAAGGTGGTGTATTATAACTTTTTCCTTCTGCCCCTGCCTGTGAAGTCTTTTATTTGCCTGCTGATAGAGTTCAAGGCTCCAGTTAAGACCGAACCAAATGACGTGGTTCCCTCCGTCCTGAAGGTTTAATCCGTATGCCGCACTTGCGGGATGTGCAAGCAGGATGTCGATTTTTCCGCTGTTCCAGTCCCTGATGTCATCATCGTTTGAAAGAACTCTGATTTTCTTTCCGCTTTTAGATAGTGATTCCATTATTCTTGAAAGGTCATGCTTGAATGCATAGAATACAAGCAGATTTTTTCCTTCAAGTGATTCTACCAGTTCCATAAAACTTTCAATCTTACATTTATGGATTTCATGAATTTTAGCATTTTCGTCGTATACCGCCCCGTTGCTAAGCTGAAGCAGTTTATTAGATAATGCTGCTGCATTTGCGACTGTAATCTCTTCAAGACTGTTAAGCTCCAGTATCATCTGTTTTTCAAGTTCCTCATACTGTTTCCTTGCTTTCGCATCAAGTTCCACGCTGATTATGTTGTCCACAACGTCAGGCAGTTCAAGGTAATCTTCCGCCTTCATCGACACGCATATATCGGCTATCCTGTCCATGATGGACTTGTCCGAGCCCTGCTTAAGTTCGTATTCGCCATACAGGTTGTTTCCGTATCTGTAAAAATTGAAGTACTTCTCCCTGAATGCCGTTATGTTTTTCCCCAGTCGTTCACCTTGGTCCAGCAGATAAATCTGTGCCCATATGTCCTTCAGTCCGTTCGGTGCGGGAGTTCCTGTAAGCCCTACAAGTCTTTTGATTTTCCCCAGCACAAGCTTAAGTGCCTTGAACCTCTTGGCCTGATGATTTTTAAAGCTTGAAAACTCGTCTATTACGACCATGTCGAATGGCCAGTCGTTCCTATAGTAGTCCACAAGCCAGGGAATGTTCTCCCTGTTGATCACGTAAATGTCGGCGGGAGTGTTCAGTGCGTTAATCCTCTTTTTTTCCGATCCGAGTACCGCTGAGAATTTAAGGAGCTTCAGGTGGTCCCATTTTTCAGCCTCCCTGAACCATGTGCTTTCTGCAACTTTTTTCGGAGCTACGACAAGTACCTTGTTAATCTCGAACAGGTTAAGTTTAAGTTCGTCTATGGCCGTAAGCGTAATTATCGTCTTTCCCAGCCCCATGTCTAGTAGCAGCCCTACTTTTTCAGTATTTACAACTTTATCAATGCAATACTTCTGATAGTTATGAGGAATAAACTTCACTTTGCCCTCCTTCAAGTTTCAATATCTCGTCTATTCTTTTTCTGGAATCTGCCACATACACTCTCTGACCGTACGCCCTTATTCTAAGTATCTCCCTTTCCTGCAATGGCCTCGTTGTTTTCCCCGTCGCCTTGAGTTCCACAAAGAATATCGTTCCATTCGGCATAAGGCACAGCCTGTCCGGCACTCCAGCATGTCCAGGGCTTGTGAATTTATATGCTATGCCCCCTGATTTTTTCACTTCTGACACAAGATATTTTTCGATTTCACATTCCAACATTTTTTACCTCCTTAATTTTACCTATCTACAATCTTCACGTACGCGCGTATATAGATACTATGAAATAGGTAATTTAGGTAATTTAGGTACGTATAATAGTATTACCTAATTTATCTAATTTATCTAATTTAACCTTATATATAGAAAGATTGTAGTTTTGTAGTTGTATTTAATATAAGTATTAATTTTACTGATTTTGAGTTACCTACATTCTACCTACAAAGTCACCTACAAACTACATTCTTAATTTTTTTAATTTTTTATTAACCTACAAAGTTTGTAGGTAATTTTGAGATTGTAGGTGACTTTGTTTGTCACTTTGTAGGTAATTTTTCCACCTAAATTACCTAAAATATAAAAGTTTGAAAAAGATTGTAGTTTTTGTAGTTATACTTATTTATCTTTTTTTTTGAATCCTCTCTGATTGCCGTAATCACCGTACTTCAATGGTGTTTTGTGACGTTCCCAGCCTTCCATGTTTTCGAGAATGCCGTTTACTTCCATGCTGTCCGAATTTTTAATGTATGCCTTTTTCATTTCAAAGCATTCCACTAGTATTTCAACTGCGCACACCCTGTCCCTCGGAACTGTTTTTATTCCTGACTTGTCAAAACCTTCGAAGTAGTAGTTTTTTCTTTTAGATGTCCCCCATTTATGCCAGTCTTCAGGGATTTCTTTTTCAAGGAAATCCTTCACCATCCCCTCCCTGGAATTTACGATTCTGTGTTCTTCCTGCTTCTGTTCTGCGATTTTAAGTTCTTCCCCTGTCAGGAACAGGTTTTCGCCCAGTACGTAATTCATGTATGCTTCGGCCCATATCTGATCCCTTTCGGCATCAAGGTCTTTCCATATGCTCTTTTTAGTTTTTTTGGTTCCTACTTCGACTGGCCAGAACCTCCTGTTCCCTGTCCTGTCCCTTAGGAATTCACTGTCGTTTGAAGTTCCAAAGAACACACATCTTCTCGGGTATTTCTCGGTCACGTGACCATACGCTTTCCTATATATGTCGTCCTGCTTACTCAGGAACTGTTTTATAAGATTAGTTTCACTTCTGTTGAATCCCGTAAGTTCTCCAAGTTCATTTATCCACGTTCCCTGAATCAATTCTGCGGCTTCTTTGCCTTCGAAAGTCTGAAGACTGTCTGAATACCATTCGCCTCCAAGTTTTGCAAGAAAGGTGCTCTTACCTATTCCCTGCTTACCTGTAAATATCGGCATATAGTCATATTTCACTCCGCCATCGATAGCCCTTGCAACCGCAGCCGTCAGTGATATTCTCATAACCGCCCTTGTATATATGTCGTCCTCGGCACCTAGATAATCACTAAGAAGAGTTTCCAGCCTTGAAGTGCCATCCCACTTAAGACTCTCAAGATATAATCTCACACTGTTGTACTTGTTCTTGCTTGACACTATGAGAAGTGCATCGTTTACCTTGTTTACTCCCGTAAGGCTGTACCTGTTTTCAAGGTAGTTTCTCAATCCGCTGTCATCCACTTCCTCATATTGTCTTACATAGTTCCGGCTGTCCCATGGAAGAGTCCCCGTAACCATCGCCCTGTTGGCAAATTCATCTATTGCAAATTTCCCTTTCAGGTTGATATCATTGTCCAATACAAGTTCCATGTTCTTTATTGTTTTTGCATTGTTACCTTTATCGTTCTGTTCCAGCTGATCCATCCATGACAGATCTGTTGTTTCATCATCCACTGTTGTGAAATCCTTGGCCGCCTTTTCGTACTGTTCCCTGTTGAGTATTGCGGACACTTCCCTTATACCCCTCGCGAGTTTTGACATCTCGATAAATGACGGGTATCTGTTAGCAGGAGTACCTTCCTTCACATCCGCATCCATATCCGCAAACTTATGGAGCCTTACCATGTCGAAAGCATTGCACAGCTTACCTCCTGCAGGGTCAGTGGCATGGTGCGAGTATACGAAGACATCGTCATATATTACTGCCCCTCTGTACGTGCTCCCCTGGGTGTAGGTCATCCTTTTTCCATCATCGGATATGTCGTACTCGTCAGGAATGAACTTCTCCACAGCCTCTGCTATGGTAAAAGTTTTACAGAAAGCTCCTATTATTCCTGATTTTTCAAGAGGATTTTCCTGTTTTTTAAGCATTTTTTCCGTCAGTTTTTCCGTTCCCGGAACCTGTGGCCACTCTGTCATATCCTTCCAGTCCTCATACATTGCGAGGATCCCGTCAACTGACAACGGAGCCTTTTCAAGATTAAACCTGTATAGATACCTGCTGTCCACTGAACAGCTTGCCCAGAACATCAGCCTAGCGGGTTCAAAGGTGGTAGGGTCGCACATAGCCATACCTATCATCTGTGCCACTTTCCTTGCCACAGGCTCATATTCGTCAGGGGACATACTCCTGTCTGTGACAAATATAACCCTTAACCTTGGCCTGCTATCCATGTGCTTACGTGTGCTGTGTATGGCGTAGGACATGTTAAGACTTTCAACTTTATTAATAACTTCTTCCGTTTTTCCCGGCTCGATGTTATCTAGGTCTAATGTTATTAAGTCCCTTGATAGCAGGTTCACATTTTTCCTTATACCGTCCTTCAGTTCCCCTGCAACAAAGCCTCCGACATCTTTAAGTTCATCCTGTTTTGACTTCGGCAGTTTCAGAAAAGTTTCAAACTTCTCGGCAGTCCTTGTAGGTGTTGCAAGCCTCTTGACGAACTCGCTCCATAGAAGCTTTTCAATCTTCCACCTTGTCTCCTTCCTGCTGCCTGCGGTGCTTATCACTATCTCCCTGTTGTACATTTTTACCTCCTCTCTTTTAATTTTTTATCTGTTCCAAAATTCATTTATTATTTTTACAGCTTTACATAACATTTCAAATTCAGATTTATCAATCTCATAATTGTAATATCTGTCTATCACATAGCCTTTATCGTTAAAAGTTATCTCAGTAAAATCATTATACCCGTTTGAACAATTTAACCTCACCATGATGCTGGAATTTTTAAAACAGACAACTGCTACATCATTTATATCTTTTAATTTTTCTTTTAAATCTAATGCTAAAATATTGAAGATTCCGTTATCTTCATCTAAATCATTTAGCATCACCCAGATAGTATCTTGATCTGCTATCTGTTTTATTAGATCCTTTAAGTACATACCTATCAATCCTTTTTATAATATTCCGTTTCAAATCCGTCTGCCCTCAGTATCAGCCCTTTAGCCCATCTGAGTTCTTCTCCCATCAGGTCGCACACTTCCTTTACAGTAACGTCCATCGGGGCTTCCAGTACAACCTCATCGTGAATGTGCATTACAATCTTATAGCCTTTATCGGTCAGTTTCAGAATAGTTGCAGCTAAACAGTCACGGGCTATTGCCTGAACAATGTTTTCTACAAGTTTTCCTCCATAAGTTTCCGCCGTTTCCCATTTACCTGAAACCTGGTTCGGTGCCTTGTAGGTAATTACTGTCGCTCCCCAGCTGTTCTCCCTTGTCCCCGGACTTACATAGTGGAGCTTACGGCCACTCGGCAGGGTTACTGTCAGGAAGTCGAGCCCTTTTGCAAGATCCCCTTCCCTTGAAAAAAGTATTCCGTTCACAGTCTGTCTTGTTCCGTTAAGCACCACTTCTGCGGCCGCATTTCCCACGGCATACCACAGGTCAACTATTCTCTTATTTGAATTTCTCCACATTCTGACAATTTCAGGAAGTTCCTCCTCAGTAAGTCCCATATTAATCGCACCCATGGCCATGAGGGCTCCACTCGAACCCTGATAGCCGAGTGCAAGTTCCGCGACTTTCCCTTTCTGCCTTAAGTGATAGTTCTCCTTGCCTTTTGCTATTGCGGATATGTCCACCCCGAACATCTGTGATGCCGAAGCCTCGTATATTTTTCCATGAGTCCTGAACACGTCAAGTCTCCACTGTTCTCCTGCAAGCCATGCGATTACTCTTGCCTCTATTGCCGAAAAGTCGGCAATTACAAATTTCTTTCCTTCCTCCGGAACAAATGCCGTACGTATTAACTGTGACAGGGTATCGGGAATGTTGTCATATAGAATGTCAAGTGTCAGCAGGTCTCTCCTTTTTACCATGTTCCTTGCATCATCAAGATCTGGCAGATAGTTTCTCGGCAAGTTCTGAACCTGCACAAGTCTTCCAGCCCACCTTCCTGTACGGTTGGCACCATAGAACTGCAGAAGTCCCCTCACCCTTCCGTCTTCACAGAGGGCATCTTTCATGGCCACATATTTTTTCGTGCTTGTCTTACTAAGTTCCTGCCTTATTTCAAGCACTCTTTTTATGTCCCCTTCAGTTTCCTGGATAAGATTTTTAACTGTTTCCTTCTGAAGATTTTCGGCATTTGTGCCTTTATCTTTTAACCATTTCAGTAACTGCACTGTACTGTTTGGATTTTCCAGCCCTGTCAGTTTTTTTGCTTCATTCAGCAGATATTCATTCCAGGTGTCACTCACGAACAGGGCACTTTCAACAAGCTCACTGTCCACTTTAATACCTTCGGCATTCATTCTGACATCAGTATGCCACAGCTTCCACTCGAATTTTGGGAGTTTTATCCCTTCAAGTTTTTCCTTTATTGACATTTCCGCCACCACGTCCTGCCTGTTGTAATCTTTGTAGAGTTCCCACTTTTCAGGCTCGTGGTGTGGCATGTTCCTTGTTCTTCCGCCGTTCCTCTTCGTAGGTTTGCATGGAACGGAGAAAAGTCTTATAAGAGCCTTGCCTGTTGCGGATTTTTTCTTATCATTTTCAAATCCCATTGCCTTTCCGACCTTGTCCAGTCCTCCGGGATAACCTGCATAATATGCATGTATCATGGTACATCTCCACTGATCAAGATTGGTTTTGTACCCTGCCTGGTTAAGACAGTACCACTCGAAAGCCGCATTATATGCCCTTAGTTCTGTTTCTCCGTCATTAAGCATTTTAACAACTTCTTCAGGCACTGCCCCACCTTGTGCAAGGTCAATCACTTTAACGGCCGACCCGTTAAGCGAATAGGCAAAAAGAAGGATTTCAAAATCCGTACTCTGTGCATACTTATACAGTCCTGTCTTTGAAATATCTTCACTGCTGTAAGTTTCAATATCTATGTTCAGTACATTCATTCGTTATCCTTCCTCTTTAATTAATATAGTTCTTCTTCCTCAACCGGAGTGAAGTCCTGCTGGGCTGTTCTTCCTCCTGCAAGTGGTTCTCCGTCTGACACTTTCTGTACGTTCCCCAGTCCTGCACCTATTCCTTTTTTCCCTGTAAACATGTAAGGGAAAAAGTTTACCGTTACATTTGCATAGATTCCGCTGTAAATTTCAGACTGGTCCATTATAGGATTTACATACTTATCAACTACCTGAGGCGGATAATCCGTTTTTGCTGATGCTGTAAATACCCAGTGGCCTTTGCATTCAGGTCCGAAAGGTTCCCCGTTCTGTTTAACTCCGTCTCCGTCCCATATAGGAGTTGGGACATGAGGTGGCTTGACACCGTTCCATTTTTCAGCTGTTCCTATCTTTATTGCCTCCGCAATTGCAGCATCTATTTTCTGTTTTGCGGCCGTATCTGATTTCGGTACAAGTATTGTTGTGCTGTATTTTTCTTCCGCTCCCGGAGTTGCCGCATGTGGTTTAAACAAGTGTACAAAGCTTAGTCTTCCTCTTACGTTTATTCTAGTGTTCTGATTTTTTTCCATATATTATCATCCTCTCTTAATCTTCTATTTTTTCAAATTCATCTTCTGCATTAATAACATCATTTACATATGGAGCCCTTTTATCCGACTCCATTACAAGTGTAGGCTTACCTTTAGGTTTTATTACCAGTTCACCCACGTAATCATTAAAATCTTTCTTCCCTATTGCCCCTTCAAGCTGGCTTAATGTAAGCATCTTACGTTCATACATCAGCTCTTCGGCTATCCCCTTGTCCTTCAGTATCTCAAATGCTTTTTCTGTATCCGAGAACGTTCTCACCGACCTTCCTTCAACAAGTTTCCACCCCGGAACTGTTTCACCTTTAAGGATTGCCTGCTGGCAGTAGTTCTCAATGTCCTTGACCCATTTCACGACATCCTGTGCCCTTTTAAGTATTTCGCCCATTTCAGCATTACTTAAAATGTTGCCTTTAAGTTTCATTTCAGTTTCAAGTTCCATGTTCATTTCCGCCCTTGCCCTACATACCGCCTTTGCCCTGCAGAACGTACATTGTCCCGGAACAAAATCCCCTTCGGCATTAAATGCCCTCTCGGCGTTAGGTCTGACTTCTTTTTCCGCCCATCCCACAAGTTCCTCTGCCGATATTTCCCACACCGAGATGCTGTCCAGTCTCGGCTGCACAATTCCCATGTTGACTGTTTCTATATCATCAAACAGAGAATATTCGAGATATGCACCTAACGAATAGAGCATAAGCTGTGGGTTATTTTCCGCAAATACAGGCACACCTTTTCCATATTTCAGATCCCTTACATACAGAGTTTTGTCATAGACCGTTACGAAATCGCATGTCCCGAATCCTTCAGGGATATATGTGCTGAAGTCTACTTTCTTTTCGATTGATGCCACAGCAGGTTTATCAAATGACATCATAAGCTCCTTGATATGCTCAAGATAGGCATCCGTATATGCATCCATTTCCTGCTTATACAGTTTATTCGCCTTAAGCTTTTTCAGTCTGCTGTTGTAAGTACGCGGACCCATCGGGCTTATGTATTTTGTCAGCTTGAGTTCTGAAATTTCGTGTGCCAGTGTTCCCTCCTCGGCATATTCTGAAGTTGTTTCAGGGAACAGTTCCTCAAGCCTTGCACTTGGATTGCAGTTCATCCATCTTGACGCCCCGCTTGCCGAAAGCAGGGCATGATCCCTTTCCTTGTGGTTTATCATATTCTCACTCCTAACTCCCTTAAATCGTTTGCAAATGCGTCATATAGCTTAGGGTCAAGTTCTGTCAGTTTTGACAGGTTGTATTTCCCTTTTATCAATTCAGCTACCTTTGAACCTAAATTCATTGTTGAAGCCTCATGGCATCCCGCCTTAAGCTGGTCGTAGCTCCACCCCTGTGTTTCCGTTGCAGGAGCTTCTGCTTTTTTAGGTTCTTCCTCCTTCGGAGTTTCTTCTTTTTTGGCAGGTATTTCTTCCTTTTTCTCAGGCTCCACTTTTACATCATTTGTCTGCCAGTCCCCTGTTTTTGTTTCTGTTTCCACTTTTTCAGTTTCTTTAACTTTCCCGGCCACAGAAACTGCTATGTTCTGTACCGGATTATTTTCCAGTCCTGTTAGTGCTTTTGAAAAATTTTCTATTACTTTTCTGCTTTCCTTTTCAATTTCAAATAAAACCTTTATTTCCATTATTTGTCTCCTTTTTCAATTCTCATATATTTGTATTCTGATACATATTCAATGTTATCAAATGCGTATTCAACCATTTTAGCTATCACATCTACCTTGCTCCATCCTGTCTCATTTGACACGATGTCAAGCAGATTATGGGTACTTGACCTTATTCTAATAGGCACTCCATAGTCCTTTTCATCTTTTATTATTGATTTCTTTGGTAATTTGAGTTTTTCCATCTGTCCTCCTAAAATTCATTTGTTATTCCTTCGATAATATAATCCATATCCGCTTTTTCAACATTATCAATTGCCAGGTTATAATAATTTTCCTTGAGCTCAACCCCTATAGTGCGTCTACCCATCTTCAGTGCCACATAGTTGGAGCTCCCAATGCCTGCAAAAGGATCCAGTACAATATCATTTTCATTTGTCCATAGATTAATTCCTCTTGCTATCACATCGAGCTGTAACGGGCATATATGCCTTTCATCCTGTTCCTCCCTTGCGGATTTTCCATTGAGCGTATTGCTCTGCCTTATGTCCATCCATACAGGGCTGGCATATTTCCTCCAAACCTGATGGCTGTATATGGGTACTTCATTGTATTTTTCTTTCTTTTCATATTTTTCTGCATCAGGTTGAGGTCTTTCAATCTTTGCACCTTCAGGCTCGTCTTCCCCGATATAGCTGTCAAATCCTTCATGATGTGCTATAAGTTCAGGATTTTTTCCAGGCTTTCTCATTGTCACTAAGTAATCGGGAAGTCCTTGACGGCACATTGATGAGTCCTTACATATCTGCTTATGGAGAAGTCCCAGTGCCTTTGTTCTGGTCGCTTCTACCAGCGGATCTTTCCAGATTGTCACTTTGCTGTGGTAAATAAAGCCTGCCTCAGAGAACATTCTTATAAGTTCTCCCGGGAAATCCTTAAGCCCTATCACCCCGTCACGGCTTTTCATCATAGGTAAGTCCATGCAGTGAAAACTCAATAATCTTCCTGGCATTGTCACCCTGTAAAGCTCGGATATCAGATATTTGAAATGTTCATAAAACTCATTATCTGATGCCGAATTTCCCATGTCCCTGTCAGAATTACTGTATGTGTACAGGCTTGCAAACGGAGGACTGAAAATCGAATAGTGTATGCTGTTGTCAGTTATCCCTTTCAGCACTTCTACACAGTCGCCGTTATAGACCGCGTACCTGTCATCTATTTTCTGATTTAAAATTTCCAATCCCTCAGCACCTCCCCATATGAATATACGTCAATATCCATATATTTCTCCGCCCAGTTCTTTTCAGTGATACAGCCCTGTGAATCTTCCCATCCTTCACATAATATCAGCCCATCACATTTATTGAACAGGTCAATGCACATTTCCATACCCTGTTCATAGTCATCGACCCAGCCATACATGAATCCGAACGAATGTATCGGGCTTATGAAAGTATGACCAATATACAGTTCATGCAATTTTTTTATTTTCTCTTCAGCGGCTTTCTTATTCTCCTCCTTACCGCCGTATGGATGTGCCACATAAATCAGCATATCTGTCTCATCTCCTCCCAGTCAGGTAACAGCATTTTGACTTTAGGAGCATACTCCGTCATTATCCTTGTTGTCACCTGTAATTCTTTTTTTGTCACTTCTTTCGTGAGCTTTATCATCGCATCCTGCATTTTCTTTGCATCTTCCTGCTTTCTTTCAATGTTCGCCTTTACGGCTCCTTCCTTTGCGGAAATTATGATGTATACGTTTACTTCGTTCTTTTGCCCGAACCTGTAACATCTTCTTACTGCCTGATAATACTTTTCGTAGCTGTCTGAGAGGCCTACAAATATCATGTTATGGCACTGTTGCCAGTTCATCCCGAACCCTGCTATGCTCGGCTTTGTCACAAGGCATTTTATCAGATCATCAGAAAAGTTCAGCATTGAGCCTGTCTTGTGTGAGGCTTTGTCAGAGCCCTTTATCTCCACCGCGTCATCTATAAGGCTTTTAAGCATTGCACTCTCATCATTGAGGTCACACCACACGAGCCACTGTTCGCCTGATGCATTTACAATATCGGCTGCCGCCTGACATCTTAATTCCAAGCTGTCCTTCCTTGCCTGCCGTCTCTGCGTAAGTGTAAGAGTTTCACTCGTCACTTCATCACCGTCAACTATTATCTCGTTTATTTTGAGTTCAGGCAGGTCATAGCCATCTGCATCGTAACCAAGGTTTTTTGGATTATCAATAAATACTGCCCAGCTTGCCATCCAGTTCCAGAATACGTCCTCGGCGTGACCTTTCAGTCTCCATTTTGCCGTATTCCCTCCATCGTGCACAAAATACATGGATAGCATTTCCGCCCTTGTCATTACCCCTAAAAATTCAGAATGATTACCCAGCTCCATGTGGTCATTAGGTGCAGGTGTCGCAGTACATGCAAGTCTGAACGGAACTTTGGAGAAGTTATCTATCAGTTTATTTCGAGTACTTGATGTAAATGATTTTAGGATGCTGCTTTCATCAAGTACAACTGCCTGAAAGCTGTTTCCGATAAACTTATCTATCTTTTCATAATTTGTAATATTTATCCCGTCTATCACATCATCCTGGCTTTCGCAGATATTTACTCTGATTCCAAATTTTTCGCCTTCATCCTTTGTCTGAGGTGCCACTGCAAGCGGTGCTAAAATTAAAATTTTACCGCCTGTGTGCTTATGAATTTCATCAGCCCAGGATAATTGCATCAGGGTTTTTCCAAGTCCGCATTCAGCAAATATGGCTGCCCTTCCTTTTTTAAGAGCCCATCGGACAATGTCCTTCTGGAACTCGAACATGTTAGGGTTGAGGGTATTCCTGTCGACATCAATTCCCATATTTTCAAATGTTTTACTTTTTGAGTTAATGAATTCATCATACTTTCGCATTTCTATTTACCACCTCAACTGTCGTTGTTCCGCCATTCTTATGATGTATCACCATCTTGTTGAATTCACCTTTCAGACCTTCCTTGCAGAAATTGCTAAAGTCCTGACCCTTTACAGGTCTGATGACGTTTTCAGTTCCGAGGGCATTATATAGACAGATGGTTTCTGCATTTCTTATTGCACCTCTTACATCTTTTTTTATATATTCCATATTGCATTTTTCCTTTCTAAGTGCTATACTTTTATTGCTATACTTTTATGACTAGTCGATATTGCCAGTATCGGCTTTTTCTTTTTCTGCCATATCCCGATAAAGTTCGTCCAGGATCATATAGTAATCCTCAATTGTTTCATAATAAATTCCTTCCAAATCAGGCATTTAAATCACCTCCTTTTAGTCCCATTTTGATTCTTTGAAGTACATGTAAGTAACCGCAACAAGTGTTACCCATAAGCCGTGCGTTACTACTTTAACAACTATGTCGTCGGCAAATGATTTTGTTTGATTAAGTATCAGAGCTGTAATAAAAATACCGTACCACACTAATGACTTTTTAGTTTTCATTGTCATTTTCTGTTCCTCCTTTTTTAATCATATCCGCCGCAATGTTACTTGCCAGCGAATGTACTAATTTTGTCACGTCATCCCCGTTAACTATTATCACGGGAAAGTTGCCATATTTCATATAGTGTTCCACAGCCTCCTCGGGTATGTGGTAGTCCCAGCCACCTCTTGGTCTTGAGGGGGTAGGAGGTACTGTCTGAATTGCCGTGCCAAACTTATATCCACCTCGCTGTAGCCCAATTCTTACAGCAGATTCAGTTTTTTCTACGCGTTTAGCACATTGTTTTACGGTTAGAGTATTTTTTTTCATATTTCCAAGATCCTTTCGATTTTTATCCTTTCAGGGTATAATAATTCTGAAAGGAGGTGTTTTTGTTATGGAACAAATAAAACGGTTAATTCTGAAATCCTGTATTTCGGGTAAACCTGAATATTTCGTGTACCCCGTTGATAAATTTCCTGAAGTTAATTTTGTCGAGCTCCTCAGGGACATGGAATCCGAAGGAATGGTTATAATTAACGGAAAACCTGCAGTAGGTGCATGCAATATTCAGATTACCGATTACGGTCTTGATTTTCTGAAATAACGGAGTTTTATTAACCTCACTACCTCTTTTATAATCCCAAAAATATTAGGGGTAGTGTATAAGTTACCGTCCTCAATGTATTTCCCATCTACTAGAAACTTTACATCCTTAAAGTTTCCAAATATGTCGATGTAGAATGTCACTACATATTGTTTACCATCCTTCTCCATACAGATGTCCTTCCTGCTGACATCCGCTCCGAATAAAGTTATTTTCATGGGATCACCTCGCTTTTTTTTAGATATTTTGTTTATTTTAACTAAACTTTAGAGGTAAAAAAATAAGATGATATATCAATTCTCTCTATTTCAAGAATTGTACAAACATTCTCTATTTCAGTTTGAGTGAAATCAACTTCATCGTTAAGTTTCTTACTCAGAGTAGCTTTTGAACAATTCAATTTCTCAGCTAAAACATACTCATTTTTTAACTTTTCTTTTATTCTACCTCTTAATAAAGAGTAATCTCTCATATCCCACCTCCAAATCAAGTTTATTTTAACTAAACATATGATACCACCATTTTTTTAACTTGTCAATACTTTTTTTTATTTTAAATAAACTTTTTTATTAAAAAGTTGATTTTTCTTAAACAATGGGGTATAATATATCAATAAAATCTAGGAAGGAAAATCTAAATATGGGAAACAAAGTTGATTGCCATATAAGAATTAAAGAGGCTATGGAATTGAGAAATTTGAATCAGTCAGATATAGTTGAAAGAACAAATATAAAAAAATCTGCACTGAGTCAATATATTAGTGGAAAAATAACTCCGAGACAAAATGCAATTGATGAATTATCAAAAGTTTTAAATGTATCAGAACCATGGTTGATGGGGTATGATGTTCCGATGAAAAGAACAATTTTAAAAAAAGAAACTCAAAAATCAAAAACAGATGATGTTGTTCTCACACCAGAACAGGAAGCAGAGCTACAGTACATAATTGAACATAATATGCTATTTTTCAAGCGTAATAAAATGGATGAGGATGATGCTAAGAAACTGGCTGATATTTTAAGAGAGTTCTATATCGAAACATTAGAGCAGAAATAAAATTTTAACGGGAGAGAAGAAGATCAATGAAGAAAAAGGAAATTTTTGAACTTGCCAAAAAACTTGCAACGGAATGCCGCTCTGACCCGAAAAGATTGGCGAAAGAACTCGGAATTGTGGTGAAATATCGTTCTTTTAACAATCATTCAGGAAGCTGCATAAGAATGAATGGTAAACAGCTAATAGTAATCAATACCAGGATGTCCACACTAAAACAGTTGTTCGTTTTGGCACACGAAATTGCCCATCTTCTACTACATCCGTATGAAGCTACTATTATCAGATATTTCAGTTTTTCTGAATCCAAAGTAGAATTTGAAGCTAATTATTTTGCAGTGGTGTTTTTCAGTGAGTCAGAAATAGAATTTGAAGAAGATGAAGAAATAAAACAATTAATCAACAACATTATATTATAAAAGGAGTGATTTTAAAATGGCAAAGAAAATTATCGGAGAAGATGGAAAAGTATATTATGAAAGGAAACCGATTTATAAAAGATGGTGGTTTATCCTGTTGGTTATTTTAATTATCTTAGGGATTATAGGCAGCAGAGGAAGTAAAAATGAAAACGGCTCTTCAAATGTAAAAACCGCAGGATCAAAAAAGGAAGAAGTTAAAACTTTTAAAATAGGAGATATGGTCAATACTAAAAACATAGAACTTACTGTAAATGACATATCATCTGCTAAAAAAGTTACTGACGACAGTGGTTATCTTGAATACAAGCCAGACGGAGAAGACAACAGATTCATAATTCTGCATGTTACAATTAAGAATATAGCTAAGGAAATGATTTCCCTTGATTCAAGTAGTTTTCAACTATATTCAGGTGATGTTCAGTACTCACCTACTATGATTATAGTCAAAGATGGATTAAACCTCGATGGAATTAATCCAGGAGTGCAGATTAAAAGAAGGATATTCTTCGATGTACCTAAGGATGTGGCGGATGCTAAAAACTTAAAATTAAAATTAGGAAGCAGTATATTTTCTCAAACAGGTGGGCATCTTGAAATAGATCTTTCAAAATAACCAAAAAAAGGCCCTGCGACCAACAGGACCTTGAAAATATGTGTGATATACACCATACTCTAACCAAGTAAAGTATATCACACAACTTTAAATTATGCAAGGAGTGTGATTTTTTAATACACAAAAAAAGGCAACTGGTGACTAGTCAGCTGCCTGTTGTCTCTATCCCTTAGATTTCTTATTTACTTAGGTAAATTTTGAATGCTTTCAAACCATAATCACGAGCATAAATTTTAGTCCCGTCTTTTTTGGTTTTTGAAGCTCTAAGGATATAAAGACCTTTTTTATCTCTTCCCATGCGGAGGAACACCTCCTTTCGTAATAAGGATAAGTATTTGTTTTCTATTGGGATAGAGAACAGAATTAGTATATCACTAATCACTTCAATATTCAAGAACAAAAAAAAGCCGACATTGGAAAGTCGGCACAAATACATTTCTATCCTTATTACTACGGGTAGTCAACCCAGTTTAAGAGACCACAAATCGATCGAATTATAAATACTTTTTCTCTTATGTTGGAATGATACCATAAAAAATAAAAAATTGCAACACAAGGGGCCCCGACCCTCATATTTACGTTAGGTGGCTATATTTTTAATACGGTCGTGGCCTCATACCGGGTGTAAAAATACAACATATTGTGTTTGGTCACATAAATTTTTTAGTTTGAATTGAAAAAAATTATTATAATGGTTAAGGAGTGTGATTTTTTAATGAAAAATCCAAATGGATATGGAA